ATATTGGCGAAAAACTAAAAAGAAAAGAGATTACGCGCTTCCTCCCCATAGCTAAAGCTAGGGGTATCCGCGCGGTGTTTTGATGAAAGTGTTACATTCTCCCATGCCTTTGTGTGCTTCTCCTGCCTCATAGGTTTTGAGACAAGAGTCGACACCGCTTTGATTGTTACCTGATTAGGCGGGCCGGAGCATTCTATCTGGTCAACCTCGAACAATCCGCACGGAAGCGACTCTGTTTTTGACTCATCTTCCCAGTTGTGTACGATTATGCTTGCGAGAATCTTGTCGCCTTTTGACGGAAACCAGTCCCCGCACCATAAACGCGCTCTGTCTTCAAGCGTCAGAGAAATATCATCGGCCTTGTCGCTTGCGTTGTCAGTGTATGTGAATGAAATCAAGTACGGGGCTATGTCGCGTGAAATATCTTTGCCCTCGTAGATGATACTGACTTCGGCATAACGTGCCTGATCTCCGTCCATGTGCATCACCTCTTCCACGCCGGGAGATTTGTTATCGCGGGTATTTCTATGTCGGGGATATTCAGCTCGACACCGCCGGAAAATATCACCGTGTGTACATGTTTCGGGTTCGCGTCAATGAGAATGTCTGTCAGTTTCTCCGCGCCTAATTTCGGGTACATTCTCAGGGCTATCAAGTCCCAAGTATCACCCTGCTTAGTTGTGTATGTCCTCATTCAAACGCCACCCTCTGCATACGTGCCTGAAAGTCCATAAATAAATCCTCGAACATCTCCGAAAGAATCCGCCGGAATTTTGACTCGCTGTCAGAGTCGCCGCCGTTCACCGTAACGCTGACTGTCGGGTTGAACGTGAACGACATATTACTGCTTGATGACGAACCGCCGAATGAGAATCCAAGCTCCTCGCCCGCCGCCATCCATAACGGAAGCCCCCGTGATTTGTCTTCAAGCGGAATTATTGCCTCGCTTCCGGCCTCTGCTACGAGTCCTATGTGTGGCTGTGTGAAGATTCCGCCTGTCGCATGTGGCGTAATGTTCACTGACTGATTCAGCATTCCCAGTTCGCGCCCTGCTTTGAGCCATAATTCAGTGCCTCGCGCTTGTTTTTCGAGAGGGATAACAACTTCTCTTCCTGCCTCGCCGATTAACGCGATTTCAGGTTGTGTGATGAAGCCTCCCTCAGCGCGTTTCCTTCCGCCTAACATCCGCTGATACTGCAACGGTACGTTATCCCCGATTGCATTTTTCGGTGTCCTGACATCAACCTCAATATTTCCTGCCTGAACGATCGCGCTTATTTCTGTTGCTACCCGGCTTAACGCTGTAACTAACTCATTGACCGCCGGAATTACGATTCCTCTTATCCTGTCAGAAACTCCCTGCATTACCTGATAAATTTCCTTGAAGCCCTGACCTAATGTGTCTTTGAATGGCTGCCATGCTTTAGTCATCTCTGCGACTCTCTGAGAGAATCCCTCGCTCATCTTGTTCAGTGCGGTGATGTCTTGCACCTGTGCTTCAAGCTCTGCGCCTTCCGTGTCGTAACCGAATAATCCCTTTGTCCAATTCCACGCACCCGAAACATAATCAGAAGCTGTATCCCATGCGTCTTTAATGAAGCCTGTAACGCTGTTCCATGCACCCTTGATTGAATCGCACACTATTGCGAAACCTGATGCCAAAGAGTCCCATGTTCCGCCAAAATCTATATTGCTGAATACTCCCTTGAGGCTCTCCCAACCTAATGCGATTACGCTTTTCGTATTTTCCCACTCTGATAAAAAGCTGTCCCATATAGCTGACATATCTTCCGGCTTTATGTCATCCCATGAAAACGGCAACGAAAAACTGTCGGGAAATATATCTGTAAGTTTCCAAAAG